TGGAGTTTTACGCCACCACAGACGGATATTACGAAGAGGGGGACACCTTCCCCGTGCGGGCATACCTGGCAGGAGAATCCGGCAACGTGGAGGCGGGGACCATTACCTTTTCCCCGGTAACCATCGCCGGGATTGCGGCAGTGACAAACGACGCCCCGGCGGCAGGAGGCTATGGCACCGAAAGCGACGACGACTTCCGGGACCGCTTTTTGGACTACCTGCAAAACCCCAACAATGGCGGCAACCAGAACGCCTATATTCAATGGGCCATGTCGGTGGCTGGGGTGGGCCGTGTGCGGGTTTTTCCACAAGCCCTGGGGAAGAACACCGTGGAGGTCTGCATCGTGGACACGGCCATGGGGCCGGCCACAGAGGATCTGATCAGAACGGTTCAGGAGCTCATTGACCCAAACAAAAACGGGGACGGGGCCGGGAAGGCCCCCATTGGGGCCATGTGCACGGTGACCACGGCCACATCTTTCCCCATCGCGGTGGCGGCCAAGCTGCGGATCGCGGATGACTATGACTTTGAGGCGGTCTCTGGGGACGTGGCACAGGCCCTTGCGGAGTACATTTTGGACGTGGCGTTTCGGAAGGAAACCACCTATCTGTCTTATTCTCAGATGGCCACGAAGATCAATTCGGTGCAGGGTGTGCTGGACCATTCGGACCTGCTGCTGAACGGCGCGCCGGAGAACGTGACCCTGGAGGACCGGCAGACACCCATCCTGGGGGAGACCAATTTTACGGAACAGGCGGTGGGTGAATGAAACGAGACCCCTTGCTTGTGAAAGAGTGGGCCCTGAAGCAGCTGCACTGGATGATCCAGAAAGACCCGTGGGTGCAGGAGATCATGGTGGCGGCCGGCCTTTCGCTGGATGAGCTGGCAGAGAGGATCGTGGCCATCTATAACTTTGAGGACTTCACAAAGCTGAACCTGGACCAAGTGCGGTATTATGAGTGGCTGCTGGACATCGACAGCGATGAGAGCAAGACCCTGGAAGAGCGGCGGGCAGCCATCCAGGCGGCCTGGAACGCCGGGCAAAAGCCCAGCCTGGAGATGCTGCGGGCCATCTGTGAGGCATGGCGGCCTGGGTTTACGTCGGTGACCTATGTG